CGGGCCCGCCTGGAGGCCATCGGGGAGCGCCCGAGCCGAGTGCTCCGGTACGCCACCTGGTACCCGGTCGTCCGCGAGCGCTGGGTCGCGCTCGCGGCGGCCGAGGGCCTCTGGCGAGCGGACGACGCGTGGGAGGAACGGAACGACGACTCGTGTCGGCGCCCGGCCGCGGCTCTCGAGCACCACCGCGCCGAGGATGGGATGGTGCTCCACCTGGAGGTGGAGCACCAGGAGCTGGGCCACCCGCCGGCGGGCCCCGTCCTGACGGCTCGATACTGCTGGATGGGGCCGCGCATCCCCAGGGTCCGCTGGACGGACGAACATCGGCTGTCGTGGGAGGAGTTCGCGGCGGGCATCCCCTGCCGTGGCTGCGGCCGCGGGTTCGCGGGCGGCGTCCCCTGGAAGCCGACCCTGCAGCGCACGCCGGAGGAGGCGGCCGCGTCCGAGGTCGCGGACGCCGCCTTCCGATCGCTGCACCCCGACTGCACGTCCTGGCGCTGGAGCATCTCGGGCGGTGACGTGGATCACTGCTACGAGTGCTGCCCGCCGCCGCCCTTCGGGCCGGAGCAGAGCGAGCGGCTCGCGCCGCTCCTCGCCGAGATGGTGCGGGGCGCGATGGCCCGCGAGGCCGCGCTCGACGAGCGCTGGCGGGCCGGCGCTCCGGCCCCGGGTCCGTAGAGGTCGCATCCGGAAGGTCATGCACGGCGACCCCGACCCGCCGCCGCCCGCGCCGCTCCGATAGCATCCTCGTCATGACGCACGAGCCCACGCCGGCCGGCGCGTACCTCCGGCCGGTCGGCAGCATCGACATGCTCATCGGGTACGGCCGGGCGCTCCAGGAGATGGCGACGGTCCACGGCATCCACAACGTCTTCGACGACAACGGCTACAAGGACCTCATCATCCTGACGCTGTTCGGGCTCACCAAGCTCGGCCGCGAGGGCGACGACGCGGTCGACGCCAGCGGACGGCGGTTCGAGACCAAGACAGTGGCCCGGGTCAGCTCGAAGGGGGAGCGCAAGGCCAGCCTCTCGGTCACCACCGAGCACACAATGACCGTGGCGAACATCAACCGCTACCGCTCGAGCTTCCTGTGGGTGGTGGCGGTGTTCGACCGTGCCTCGCCCGAGGCGATCTGGGAGATCAGCCCCGCGGCGCTCGAGCCGTTCTTCGCGGCCTGGGAGGCGAAGCTCGGGGAGCGGAACGAGTTCGGCCTGCTCGTCCGCGACCACCTCAACAACCCCAAGATCCCGCTCCGGTACATCGCGGAGCACGGCATCCAGGTGTGGCCGCCGCGCGAGGCCGACCCCGGGTTCGCGCCGCTTACGCGACCCTAGGCGACGCCTCGCGGCCGCGCCGCAGGTCGACGCGCTCCCCGCGCGCGATCCGCTCGACGACCGACGCGCCGTCGGCGCGGGCGGCGTCGAACCGAAGCGCCGACGCTGCGACGTAGCCGCGGTCGAGCTCGCAGGACGCCCATCGCCGCCCGAGTCGCTCCGCGACCGACCCGGTGGTGTTCGAGCCCGCGAAGAAGTCGACGACGAGGTCGCCCGGGTCCGTCAGCAGGTTGACGAAGAACTCGGGGAGGCCCTCGGGGAACCGCGCGGGATGGCTGGCGACGCCGAGCGCCTTGCAGGCCCGCAGGTATGCGGTGTTGGACTCGGAGTTGGGAATCGTCAGGAGGTGCGTGGGGAGGGCCCCGCCGTTGTCCCGGAAGTTCCAGGACACGTAGTGCTGCGACGGGCGGTCGGACGCCTGGTAGTAGGCGGCGGGGTCCGCGAGCAGCTTGCGCATCCGGCCGCTGTACGGGCGGAGCACCCTCGTCGTGTCGGCCTTGGGCCATGCCGTCTTGCCGAACCACCACACGGTGTTCACCGGGTCCTTGAGCCGGAGCTTGCGCTTGTTGACCCACTCGAACGGGCTCGGCAGCTTCGACGGGTTCTGCCAGTAGCACTCCTGGGCGAGCGAGTAGCCGAGCTCCTCGACCACCGCGATGAGGAACTTCCACTGCACGAGCGAGCGGCGCGGGAGGCCTCGCTGGTAGGCGCCGCCCATGTCGATGACGAACGAGCCGTCGTCGGCGAGCTTGGGCCGCAGCTCCCGCGCGAAGCCGAGCAGCCAGGCGAGGTACTCGTCCTCGACGTGGTTGCCGTAGGCCTTGGGGCGCAGGAGCGCGAACGGCGGGGACGTGACGGCGAGGGCCACCGAGCCGTCGGCGAGGGTCGGGAGCCAGTCCATGCTGTCGGCCGCCCACGCGGCCCCGAGGTCCGTCAGGTAGGCGGGCTCGACCACGGGGGCATCCTACCGTGCCCGGTGCCCTGGCGCACCCGGCAAGGCGCCATGCCGGGCCCTCGGATCGCCCCTCAATCCCGCGAGCGGGTCCCCCTGGAGCGCGCGGCCGCCGCCCCGGCCTCGGCGGGGCTCGCCTCAGGCGCCTCGACGGCGTAGTCCTTGTCCAGGATCCCCGCCTCGATGGCGCCGCGCACGTGATCCGACCACCACCACGTGCCCCGGAGGCTCCCGAAGAGAGGCCGCTCGTCGTAGGTCTTGAAGTGCCCCCGGCAGATGTGGAGCGCCCGGGCGAGTCCGCCCTCCGACGCGGCTCCTTCGGTCGCGAGGACGCGCGTCATCGGCTCGATCTCGAGGACCTTGTACCGCCGAAACGGACGACGGCCGCGACGGGCCCTGCTGCGGTCCACCTTCGGGTCGGGTCGCACCATCCGCTGCACGACGTTTCGGCAGTGGAGGAAGCAGATCCCGAGCAGCGCCGGCAAGACCAGGCGCCAATGGCCGCTGGCCATCTCGAGCGAGCGGACCGGGCCCGGGTCCTTGGGGCCCCTGAGGTCGGTCAGCCGACCCGACGGGTCGACCACGATGTACAGGACGTCGATGGGGCCGATCGGCCCATCGCGTGCGCCGAGGAACGGCGAGGCCTCGACCAGCCAGCCGTCATCCGCGTCCTCGCGGAGCACCGTGAACAGGATGCCGACGCGCGCGTCCCGGTCGAAGCGACGGCCTGCCTCATCCGTGATGGCCCACTCCATGAAGAAGTTCCCGAACGGCGGCGCGACGTTGGGATAGTCCTCGAGCCGGAACGGCCGCTTGGCCGAGTGCGCGTCCCAGTACTCGCTCACGTTGTCGATCACGAAGACCTCTGCCTCGTCGAGCTGCTGGGCGAGGTGCCTGAGGACCCCCTCGCGAATCGGCCCGGGAGGGTTGTAGCCGTCGCCGGACGGCCGCGGCGCGTCCCCTCGGAGCTGGTCGACCAGGCGCGCCATGGTCAGGCCGGCACCAGGTCGTACCCGGAGCGCGCGGCGCACCTGGCACGGCGTGGCGCACCAGCCCGGTGGACGTGGCCCCCGATCACGTTCGCCTGGCGTCCGGTCGCTCCCCGAAGCACCGCGTGCCCCCCATTGTCACCACGTCGGCTCTGGCCGATCGGACACGCCACCAACGACCCTCCAGTGGCGCCATCCAGATGCCGCATTGTTGCTCACCTCACACCATCGTCGGATGGTGTGCCGTTCGCGTGGCCCGATACCATCGCGCCATGGACCCAGCCACGAATGCGATCGCCGACCTCTCCGAGCCTGGTGACAGCCTCGAGCAGCGCGAGGCCGAGCGTCACCTGCTCACAGGGTTCGCGGCACGACATGGCCTGACCCTGGGTCGCGGTGACAGGCGCCTGCCGGACGGCACGCTCGTGCGCCTGGACGCGATCTCGACCGATCCGCCGGTGCTCGTCGAGGCGTGGGCGCATCTCGGGCCTCCGAAGTCCGCGCAGAAGCACAAGGTCATGACCGATGCCCTCAAGCTCGTGTGGGCGGAGGCGGTGCTGCTTCCCGGCGCCCGGAAGGTCCTGCTGCTCGCCGACGACACCGCAGCGAGGCACTTCCTGGCCAACACCTGGATGGCGGCAGCGCTCCGACACCTCGGGGTCGAGGTCGAGGTGGTGGCGCTCCCGGACGACGTCGCGGAGCGGGTCCGCGCTGCCCAGCGCCGGCAGTACCGCTGAGCGGTACGGATGCGTCGCCTCCGCCTCACGCACCCCGACCTCGAGTTCTGGATCGACGTCCGGGTCCGCGACTTCTCCGGCCGATGGCTGGCCGTCGCGGACGTCGCCGACGAGCCTGCCGTGGGCATGGGCGAGACCCTCGACGAGGCGCTGGCCGGAGCCCTCGCGGCGTTCGACGTTCGCCTGCGCGAGCAGCTGGTCGCGAGCGCTCGGGACGTCGCCTCGTGAGTGCCCGCGCCACGATGCCTGCCGCGTACGACGGGCTCATGGCCGGGATGCTTAGGGAGGTGGCTGGCGACCCGGCGGTCTCCCCGGGCACGATTGCCGGGTTCTGGCCGATGGTCGGGCATGCCTACCGCGGCCGCCTGATGGTCGTCGGGCGCGCCGTCAACGGGTGGATCGACCAGCTCACGCTCGAGGCGCTGCGCTCCCCCCAGGGACCAGAGGCGGCGGCAGCGCGGATGCGACGCACCGCGGAGGGTGATGGCCCCTCCCCGATGGGTTGGGTCTGCTCGATGTGGGGCAACCCGGGCGGCTATAGCACCGCCCGCTCGGCGTTCTGGCGCTTCGTGCGCCGGGCGCTCGCGCATCTCGACCCCGACTCCATCCATGACCCTTGGTGGTCGAACCGGCTCGCGTGGAGCAACCTCGCCAAGCTCGCGCCGTGGGGTGGCGGCAACCCCGGTGGGGCCCTCCTAGACATCCAGCGACGGCACGGACCTGGCCTGCTGGCCGCCGAGGTCGCGGCGCTCCGGCCGGAGGTGGTGTTGGTGCTCGCGGGTCGCTGGTGGTCGGAGCCGTTCGTCGACCGCCTGGCCCTCGATGTCACCTGGCGCGAAGGCATGCTGGAGGGGACCGGGTACGACGGTGTGCGGCGATGGGTCATCGGACCCCACCCACAGGGCAAGCCGCGGGCGCTATGGGACGAGGTGTCGACCGTGCTCTGAGCGACCCGTCGCGAGTTCGCGCCGAGCGTGCGGAGGCGTGGTCGTCAGCTCACCCCGACGCCTTCATGGGCATACGACATCCGAGGGCCTTATCCCGTCGTGAGGTCGACCCGCAGCTGCGTGACGACGGCGGTCGCACGCGACAGCCGGTCGCGCGTGACGAGGATGGGCGCGGGTCGCGGCCCGAGGACGTCGGTCACCGCCAGCACCACGAAGTCGGGGTCCTCGCTCGCGCGACGCCACTCCCGGCCCGTCATGCCGAACCGCAGCCGTGCGCCCTGGATGCCCTTGACCTCCACGTGCAGGGGGCGCTCACCCTTGGAGAACTCGAGGTCGTAGCCCACCCGATCCCGCTGCCGGTCCGCCACGAAGGTCCACCCGTCGCGCTCGAGCAGCTCGCGTGCGATGTGGATGGCGCGCCCCTCGGCGATCGCGTCGTGCTCCCGCTCCCTCGGCGTCCGGGCCTGGTCGGGTGGCTCCGATCCGTCGGATGCCGCGACGGGCGCCGGCACCGTGAGGGGGTCGGACGTCGCCGTCGGGTCGGGGAGCTCGTCGGGCACGTGGATCGAGAGGGAGCCAGGAACGGGGGCATCGACGCGCGGCAGCGCTCGAGCGCGCGCCGGCCGCCTCGACCGACCATGGGCCCTTGCGAGCGGGTCCGCCTCGGGCGCGGTCCCCGTGGCCCGCCGAGCCACGTCCACGTACGTGCCGAACGTGATCTCCGCGATGCCGTGCTGATGGTTCCAGTCGATCGGGACGTCCCCAGGCCTGACGTCGCGCGGGAACCAGCGGAAGCCCGACACGGCGGCCCGGTAGACCGCCTTGCCCGCCTCCTCGCGGAGGAGCTCGATGCGCTCGACGGCCCCGTCGGCGAAGAACGCCATGCGAGGCACCGCTCGCGCGTTCCTGGTGCCATAGAACAGGAGCCTGGACCCGGCGCCGGCCTCGATGAGCGCTCGGCTCCCGGACACCTGGCTGTCGAAGCCGAAGGACTCGCCCAGGACGTCCTCGTACTCGCGGCTCGCCTCGTTGTCCGCCACGTTGACGATGAACGCGTAAGGCTCGCCCCGCACCACGCGGCGGAGCTGGCGGAGCCCCGCCGTGGTCGCTCGACCGTCGGGCGCCACGTCACCGGCTGGGTCGGACGCCGGGCCGAGCAGCCACGTCACGCGTTCCCCCTGGCCGGGCAGGTCAGGAAGCGAGCCGCCGCGGGCGAGGACCAGCTGGGTGATCAACCGGTCGGCCGTCCTCACCGTGACGGGACCGGCGATGGCCAGCCCGGCGGCATCGGCGATGTCGCGCAGCAACGACGCCTCGGTCCATCGGGCGGTCCCCAGGCGCGCGGACGCGACCGACGGAGGGGCAACGGCGCTTCGCGAGAGGGCTGCGTCCAGGGACACACGCGTGACGCCAGGGACATCGTCGATGCCCTTGGTGAGACGGAACCACCAACGACCGTAGCTGTCGTGCTTCGCGATCGCTCCGAGCGCGTCGAGGTCGAAGTGTCGGACGACGATGACCTCGCCTAGCCCTCGTCCGAACAGGACCACGAAGGCCGGGGTGGTCGGTCGGGCCGTGCCGAGCCCGACGCGACGGGACTGGGTGCCCTCCCGGGCCAGCCTTCCGACGACCCGATGGACGACGCCCGACCCGTCCACGAGCGCCCTGCCCGACCGGGTCAGGACCCCATGGCGGACGAGCAGGTCTACGGCGGCCTCGTGGACCGCCTCAGGGCTGGGTGGTTCTGCCGCCCATGGCTCGCTCATCGCGGGAAGGTTGGACGAGTCCCCCTGTGCCCGCAATGGGATCGACGTGCCACGGTGGCCCCGGGTGGTCCTACCGCCCTTACCCGTCGCCGGGCGCCGCGCGACCACACCGACCACCGAACCTAGACCCCGATGGCCGCCGCGACCTCCCGCCAGGAGCGGTCCTCGACACCCTCGAGCCTGCGCAGGTACACCGTGGTCACAGCGAGCGAGGAGTGGTCGAGGAACGCGGACACCGACTCCACGGTCTCGCCGGTATCCCGTCGCAGCTTGGCCGCGGTGTGGCGCAGGACGTGGAGCCCCGAGAGCGGCAGACCGGCGGCTCGGAGGTAGCGGCGGAACCGGGCGTAACAGGTCGCCGAGCTGATGCCGGTCGGCCCAGCACCCGCCTGCCACAGGGACTCGCCGGGGTCCATCGCGGCCAGCTCCTTCCCGGCGTCCGCCAGCGACCGCTCGATGGCTTCGACCGCCGGAGCGGGCAGCTCCCGTCGCCCTCGGATCCCGCCCTTGCCGCGGTACGAGTATAGGGTGATGCCATCGCCCAGGGTGAGGTCACCTGCGGTCATGGTCAGCACCTCCGACCGTCGCCTGCCGGTCAGCAGGAACGTGAGCAGCATCGCCCGGTCCCGTCGGCCCACCACCGTGTCGGGGACCACCGCGAGCAGCCGCCGCACCTCGTCGGGTCCGAGGCCCCGGGCCACCGATGGCTGTGCCTTCGGGCGCTCCAGAGCATCGCAGGGGTTGGCGGTGACGAGGCCCATCCGGATGAGGAACCGAAACAGCGACGACACGCAGGCGATGCGGGCGCCCACGGTGGTGGATGAGGGCACCCTCCCCGAGGCGCCGATGCCGTGGGCGAAGGCGAGCACGTCGGCGGATGTCACACGGTCGGGCGGGCCGACCCTGTCAAGGAAGGGCCAGAGCATCCGGGCGTAGCCCTCGACCGTCCGCCTGGAGCCCGAGCGGCCCCCCTTCTCGACGAGGAAGGCGTACACCGCCTGGCGCCAGGCGTCGGGGCCGGCGAGGGATGAGGGGAGGGCGTGCTGGTCCATGGGCGTGAGCCTCGGTGCGGGTGACGACGCCCGCATCACTCACTCAGCAGCGCCCGGAAGTCAACACACCATGAGGGCATCGTGTCGCGACGGCGTGGACCGGGGGCGACAGCATGGAGGGCGCCCGATGCACACGCCCGAACACAGCGTGGCCGCGAACGCGACTGGCAAGCAAGCACCACTTCGGCGGCCCAACCCCGACGCAGGACCCGCACAAGGACCGCGGTGGTCGGCCTGGCCGCCCGCTGCTGTCTACCATCGCCGAGGGAGGTGCAGTCATGTCGGGATCTCCGCTGCCGCCGCTTCAGGGTGCGTCCATCGAGCGAGTGAGCCAGATCATCGGCGACGCGTTCACTGGGAGTGTGCTCGCGCGGATGCTCGGCACCGCTGGCCTGCATGACCCTGTCGAGCTGTCCACCAAGTGGAAGCGGGTCTACCAGGCACTCGCGACCGCCCAGAACGCGGCTCGGTCGGGTCGCCCGGTCATCGACTTCATCAAGCTGGCCGGGTCGCCCGCCTATACGTCGGCGAGCACCGAAGCGCACGAGTCGCTGGTCCGGGCCCTCAACGTGCCGCTCCTCCTGGAGGGCTACGCACTCCAGCTCGACGGGCGGATGCTGCAGGTGCCCAAGGCCGGGACGGTGTCGGCCGCCCGGCAGCGGGCCGATCGCCTCCGCGAGGAGCTGACCCGCAGGCGCCTGCACCCTGACGTCATCGCGTTCTGTCGCGAGGAGCTGGTGGCGAAGGACTACTTCCATGCGGTGTTCGAGGCGACCAAGTCCCTGTCGGACAAGTTGCGCCGGATGACGGGGCTGTCCGACGATGGCACGCGCCTTGCCCAGGTGGCACTCGAACGCGGTGGTGACGGACCGTACCTGCTCGTCAATGCCTTCAAGGACGCGTCGGACTTCGACGATCACGACGGCGTGGCAGCGATGCTGCGCGGTGCGTTCAAGGTCTGTCGGAACCCTCAGGCACACGCGCCCCGGATCTACAGGCCAATCGACGAGCAGGACGCATGGGACCTGCTGACCAATCTGTCCTACCTGCACCGTCGCCTCGACGCCGGAACGCCCACCGCCCGGGCGAAGTCGACATCGGCGTAGCGACACACGCACTGCGCGTTTGCTGTTGCCGGACAGGTGTCGCGAGGGGCGCCGTCGAGCCTTGGGCACGTTGTCCGCTGCTTGCGCGCGTCCATCGCGCCGCCCACCACTGAGACTGTCGGTGTCGGTGAAGGAGCAATGGCGGTAGCGCGTGTAGTCATGGCAGCGACCGAGCGGTGCAGGTCCTCACGTGCAGTGGCGCTCGCGCCCGCGTACCTTGGAATATCTCGTGGAATATTCAGGCTTGCGAAATCGCGCCCGACCGGTCAGGATGGAGTGGTGATGACCGTGCACACAACCGTACTGCCCACCAAGGAAGAGGCCCTGCGCATCATCGGGCCCCATCTGGCCGTCATGTCCGCCGCCCAGCGCGCGGCGTGGACACAGTGGGTCGAATTGCGCTCGACGTCGATCGGAGCAGCCGTAACGCCGCGTGGCCGAGCGAACCTCGTGTACGACCTGATGGTCGCCCAGGTCGAGGCAGTGCTCCCGGGCGGCATGTGTGGTCGCAGCCGCGGATTCCTCGTGGTCGACTTCCAGGACCTGTCGGTGCGCCTCAAGAAGCTGGACGCCAATCTCGCCCCGCGCAGCATCCCGACGAATCAGTCGGTGATGTTCGAGGAGCAGGCACAGATCGTTGACCCGATCCAGCTAGAGCTGTGGCCGACCGGCCCGATGCTCATCCTCGGCTATGTCCTGGACGAGACGGGTATTGAGCTGGTGCGTCAGGTGCTCGTGCTCCGCATGGATGACGAGGTGTTATGGCACCACGACCTGGTTGATCCAGCGACGCCCCTGCCGGTGGTCCCGGTCGCCCCTGTCGTCCCAGTCGGACCGCGCGTGGCATCGACCCGTCGGCGGGAGGACCGTAAGGAGGCATAGCGCATGTTCAACCGCAGCCTCCTCACATTGGTCCGTCAGTTCCGGGGGCTTACCCAGGGCGAGCTCGCGCAGCGCGCGGGCTTGACGCAGGGATATGTCTCGAAGCTCGAGTCCGGGATGATCGAGTCGCCGACACGCGACCACCTCGCGCGACTCGCGGGCGGCCTCGACTGGCCTGAGGCGTTCTTCACCCGCCAGGATCGGGTGTACGGCTTCGGGACCGCGTGCATGTACCACCGGAAGAGATCAGCGCTGCCGGTGGCCACGCTCAAATGGGTGGAGGGGTACGCCAATGTCCTACGGCTGTCGCTCGCGCCTGTGCTCGACGAGATCGAGTTCCAGAGCCCCTACCAGATCCCGGTGATGGACATCGACGAGTACGACGACGACCCCGAGGCGATCGCGACCATCGTTCGCGGGCAGTGGCGCCTGCCGACTGGCCCGATCCAGAGCATGGTCGATGTGATTGAGTCCGCGGGTGGCCTGATCTACGAGGTCGACATGGGCACACGCCAGCTGGACGCGGTCAGCCACTGGGCACCCGGGATGCCGCCCATGTTCCTGGTCAGCACCCAGGCACCGGCCGACCGGGTGAGGTTCTCTCTCGCGCACGAGCTCGGCCACGTGGTGATGCATCGGCTCCCCACCTCGTCGATGGAGCAGGAGGCCGACCGATTCGCGAGTGCGTTCCTGATGCCGGCCGACGAGATCCGTCCCCAACTGCGTGGCCTGACGTTGGAGCGGGCTGCCAGCCTCAAGCCCTACTGGCGGGTCGCGATGTCGGCCCTGATCTACCGCGCCAAGCAGCTCGATGCCATCACCCCCCAGCAGGCGACGAACCTCTACAAGCGCATGAGCGCGAGGGGCTACCGGAGGGCCGAACCCGTGACCATCCCGGGCGAAGCGCCGACGTTGGTCCGCGAACTGTTCGATGTGCAGAGGAGGGAGCACGCCACGACGATCGCGGACCTCGCACGCAACGCCGAGGTCCCGTCATCGGTCATGGAACTCCACATCGCGCCTCGGCCGCGGCTGGCGGTCGTCACCTAGCCGACCGTCACACCATGACCAGATTGTGATGTCGACACGTTGCGTCCGGGGGACCAGGCTACGGAATACCGTCGCCCACGGCCTCCCGCCAGGCCGCGGTCATGATCCGGTAAGCACCGGGGGCGATCAGGTCCTGCAGCGCGATCGCTCCTGCGGCGTCCTTGATCGCCAGGCGCGCCGGCTGTGGCAGGCCCATCGCTCCGAGTCGTCGCGCACGGCGTACGCGGACGGACGGCCGGCGCTCGCATCAGCGACACCGTCGTACGCCCCGCTCTGCCACGGGTGTTCCGTCCAGGCTGCGTCGAGGGCGATGATCTCTGGCTTGGTGAGGTCCGCGCTTCGGTCATAGAAGGCGCGGAGGGCAGCGCGGTTCGGACCGAGGTCGAGATCGTCCGGGAATGGGATTGGGTGACCCCGCGGGACCTCGAACAGTCGGCTGGTTGTCCAGCCGTCGTCGTCGAGAAACCGTCGAAGCTCCCGCCAAGCGACGAGGATGCCGGAACCACTGTCGCCAAGCCACGTCGCCAGCGCGGCGGCCCAGCACAGCGGGTCATCCTCGAACGCAGAGCGATAGGCCAGCCGTATACGTGCCGTCGCCTCGGGGTCGACTGCGAGCGCTCGGTCGAGCAGCGAGTCGAGGCCGACCTCGATGCCGCCTGCGAGTTCGTCCAGGACCGCTCGTTGGTGGGCCGACCTCGCCCTGGCCTGGCTTAGGATGCCCGCGACAACCGCGGTAAGCGGGCCGTAGTCGAACGCCTCAGGCACGCAGTCGTTGAAGGTGAGGAGCGGCCTGATCGCGCTCCAGTCGGCCACCTCGATCCGCAGTCGCTCGAAGTCACGAGCCGATCGTCTGCCGGTTGGTCGGTATGCCGGCCCATCAATCCCGGAAGCACGGATGATTCTTGCCTCAGGATCCGCCAGTGTCAGCGCCGCCCAGAACGCGGACTCGTCGGGCCACCGTGCTTGGATGAGCGTGTCCGGTCGGTCGCCGAAGATGACCCCCAGCACGGCGCGTCGCCGATCGGAGACATCGGCCCAGGACAGCAGGTGCTCGAAGTCGGCTCGACCTTCACGGTCGAACTCCTCGTGCGCTTTGCCTCGCCCATCGTCGAGGCCGGTCCACGGCGAGTCGTCGTGGTCCATGCGATTGATCTCGTCAAGGATGCCGCGTGCCATGCCGGATCACGGTGCCAAGAGACAGGTCGGGCGCGCACTGCCCCGATGGTCCGTATCCGCAGGCAGCGGTCGTCCACATGCCTTGCCTGGCCTGCGCGTCAGATCAGCCGGACCACAGCAGTTCCTGCGACGGCCGCGGTCGCCTCGGTCCGTTGTCCCAGCAGCTCGAGCGCCCGGCACGCGTCTGCCCCGAGGAGCGCGTGGGCGATGGCAGCGACGACGGGCTCGGGGGTTCCGGCGCGGGGCCTATGCCGACCATGGACCGCATCCACCCGACTGCGTCGCGCAGCAGTCGGTGCTCCGCCTCGTTTTCGGGGAGCAGGGCGGTTTTGCCCACCAAGGTGGCGGGCCTCCAGCTGCTCGCACGCAGCGTCGTGAACCGCGAGGTCGGTGCCGAGCGCATGGAACCGTCGAGACAATGACACCATCACCCGATCGTGAGCATCGTGCGCCCGGCGGGCGTTTCGGGAAGCTGCGCCAGGTCAGAGCCAACGAACCTGGATATGTGCGTCGCGCCTGGCCGGAGGTTCTCGACTATCGCGGCGGCAGCGCCTCGCGCAGCGCCTCGGCTAGTCCAGGATCGCCGTGCTTGCCTGCCGCGAAGTCGAGCACCTCGGCGATGCCTGGCGCAGCGCCCTCGGTCGTCATCCCCACGCCGCGTCGGACCTGCTCGTCCTCGAGAGCGGCGATCGCGTCACCCACGCGGTCGGTCGCGGCCTCGTAGCGCAGCGCGATGTCGAGGATGTCCTTCGTGGTGATGGAGCTGATCACGTAGCGATGGACCACCCGGTTCCGCTCTCCATAAAGGCCGTTGAGCTCGTCGAGGAGGCTCCCGTCGATGACGCCTGCCTCCCGTGCCCGCCTGAACACGGTGCGCTCGGTGACCGCGGCATCCGACTCACCCTGGTGGAGCAGGTCGAGCAGGACCTCTCCCGTGCCCGTGTCGAGCTGATGGCGAAGCGAGAGCCCGATCCGGAGTATCCCGTCGATGAGTGCCGCGCTGAGCACCACGAACTCGACGAAGCATCCCTGGGTCGCCGCGCGGTCGCGCAGCTCGACGGTCGCGACGAGGCTGCGCATGAAGCCGGCGAACCTCTCGTCCGATCCCATCACCCACCTCCCAGCCGAGGCGCGGGCCCAGCCATGTCGCATGGCCTCGCCATCGGTATGTCGAATCATGGCCCATCGCGTCGGCAACGCCGGCGTCCTGCCGACGGCCGACCTCGCGGGCGCACCGGCTCAGCAGAGGGCGAGGCCCCGGTCGATGAGCGGGCCGATTGAGAGCTTGGGAGAGATGCCCGACGGGTCGGCTGCCCAGATGGGGTCGATGTCGGCGCCCTTGCCCGTGGCCGCTCCGTTGACGGCGTAATCGGTCCCTCCGACCCGGATGATCACGGCGCTGCCCTCGCAGCGGAGGACCCCGTCCTCGACCGTGAGCGGCCACTCGTCGCCCAGCATGGCCCGCGACACGTAGCCCGCGGGTGTCGGGGTGGGACCGGATGGGCCGCCCCCGCATGCGGCCACCAGGACCAGTGCGACCGTCATGGCGAGTCCTCTCGCCCGGATGCGTCTACCCATCGTGTGTCCCTCCGTGAGCATGGCCCCGATGGTCCGACCTTACCTGATCCGCGGCGCGGATGCCACTCATAGTCTGTAGACCCATCGTCTGCATCGCCCGTAGCGTCGGCGGATGGGCAGGGTCCGCGAAGGCGCCGGCATCGAGCGCGCGTTCGGGCACGCAGTGCGGGCGCGCCGGGTCGAGCGGGGCATCTCCCAGGAGCGCCTCGCGGAGCTCTCGGGCCTCCACCGGACCTACGTTGGGGACGTGGAACGCGGCGAGCGGAACGTCTCGCTCGTCAACATCGACCGCCTGGCGCGGGCGCTGGGCCTGCGGTCGTCCGAGCTGCTCGCCCGATCGGAGGCAACCGAGCCGGACCGGTGATGGGTGTTACGTCATGTGACATAGCGGATGGGCACTACCCGCGGCGAGCGGGACCCGCCAGCGTGTCCCGCCCCGAATGTACGCAGGTCGCCGGCGACATCCGCCTGTCGTAAGGGCCCAAGCCCCGTGTACGCGGTGCCCGACACAGGTCACCGTCAGAGCGACAGGTCGAGCTGAGGAGCCTTCGAGCGACGGGCCTTCTTCGGCTGCTGCCCCTGGGGCTTATGCGCCGGCAGCGAGGAGTAGCTGGTGAATTTGCACGTCTGGCCGAAGTCGAACTGAATCGTGGCCATGATCACCCTGCCTTTGACCCGTGGACGGCCTACCTCCTGGCTTTCGACGGAGGTCGCCCAGCCGAGGCCGAAGAGTGGATGCCAGTAGCGATGGCCTTTCAGGACGTCCTGGCGATCGAGCGCTGTCATCAATGACCCCGTGCCCGGAGCCGGCTCCCCCTTCTTCAGCGGCGATAGCCGATGTGCCTGGGACGTGGTTTTCCGCAGTGCGACCAAGGTGATCTGCGCGGCCATGCGGTTCAGGTACGTGTAGTCGGCCATCAGCGTCGCCCAGCGCTCTGGGATCTCCATGTATCCGCCCCACGCCCCCGCCAGGGAGCCGGCCATGGCACCGATCGTGTCGGTGTCAGAGCCCAGCATGTTCGCCGCCTCGAGCGCGAGGTTCCTAAAGTCCTTGCCGCGACGGAGGAACAGCGCTATGGCTGCGGCCACCGAGGCCGTCCCTGATCCCTTGGTGGCGGGCTCGAAGGCACCGAGACGCGTCAAGGTCGCCCGCAAGTCCGCTCGCTGGCCTTCCAGCGCGACTCCCAGCATGGAATCCATCTCGGCGACGAACTCGGGCCACTGTGCCTCGAAGGGCACATGGTTCTCGCTCCACCGCCTTCGCCAGTGTGCGAGATCCTCGTCGGCGGGCGCCGCGTCGAGGTCCCGTATGAAGGACCGAAGGTGCCGTACGTAGCGCTCGGCGACGAGGTCCTGGCCGCTCGCCAGGGTCCGCAGCGCCTCGCCGTAGACCAATGCGCCGATGATCGCACGCGGGTGGCCGTGCGTGACGATCGAGTTGCGCCATATCTCTATGACCATCCGGTGCGGGTCGTTCAGGTTCGCAAGCGCGATCGGGGAGATGCGCATCGCGGCGCCGTTCGCGCCCGCGTCCCGATAGTCGAACGCGCGGCGCCCGCGGGTGGACGAGAAGAAGTTCCATCGCCAGTCTGCCTTGACTCGCGACGCGGCCTTGGCCGCCGCGGTCACTGTCGCCCCGGCGCCGCGGGCGTAGCCCAGCCAGTACTTCAACTCCTGCTTCGCGAAGTAGTCCGGGTCGGTCGAGCCGTCCGCGTTCAGGGACCGCGCCACCGCGAGCGTGAGCTGCGTGTCGTCCGAGTAGTCCCCCGGCTGGATGTTGTCCACGCGGGTGAAGAAGCGACCGCCGGTCCGCTTGTGCCAGGGCACGAAGTCCCGCAGCGGGTACTCCAGCACGCCGACCCGCTCGAGGTCTTTGGGCGTCCTGGCGAACTCAGTGGGCCAGCCCAGGGCGTCGACGATGGCGCCGCCGAGCAGCGCGCCCGCGACCCTGGGAAATAGGTCTTGCTCCGGAGTCTGTGCCTCGGGCTCGACGACGACGATGCGCGCGGCATGCGGGTCGGACATGGTGCTCATCTCAGAAGGTAAGGTCCTCCCAGTCATCCGCCTCGGGGGGAGGTGGCGTCGGGAACATCCAGCTGGTCCCGACCGCGAAGGTCAGATCGGTCTCCCTGTCGAGTTCGATACCTCTGCATGAGGCCATCGCCATCGTCACGACCTCCTTGTCGCGGAAGAGCACTCTGCCGAACTGCGAGACGGGGACTCCGTACGGGACCCATACCTCGGCCTGCCAGTCGACGAGGCGCCGGGCGCCTGGTCCTTCGAACAACTCGTCGAGGTGCTCGAGCCCGGTCCGCTGAGACGCACTGAGGAAGTCGTACTCGGACTTCGCTGTGTTCTCGGGGCAGTAGAACGCGCCCTCGGCGGCCACGACGCGGCACGGCAACTCGATAAGAACGGTCGGCCCTGTCTCGGACCGCATCATCCCCTTCTGAGGGTGGAACGAGACACAGACATGGCCGGCGAAGTCCTCCTCCTTGCCGTACCCACCGTACCCGTGCCCCACGAAGGCGATGCCGCGCCGCTCAAGCTCGTCGCGGCACAGGATCCCGTGCGTCAGCACCGACGGTAGCGCCGAGAGCGGCGTCCAGTGGTAGACGACATGGCGCCCACGTCGCCTAAGCGATTGTTCGATCTCATCCGCATCGCCCTTGAACTGCATCGTCCCGGCGTTCCCCAAGAATAGAACGAATGTTCTAGTCCAGCAACGTGCCCTGACGCCATGGTAGTTCCCGCCGCGACGTGCGACGCGCCTCGCGAAACCGGCGACAGCCAGGCGCCCGACCTACCAGGCGCTGATCTCGACCGGGTCGTCGTACACCATCACCCACTCGGCCACCTCGACCGGCTCGAGGCCCATGTGGGCGTAGCGCCAGGCATCGCACGCGTCGTCGTTGATGGCGGTCGGTCGCTCCCGCTGCTCGCCCGAGCGGTCCCGCTGCCAGGAGTATTCGAGGATCTCCGCGAGGAGACCGGCGCATCGCGGGCTCACGGTCTCGCCCGCCTTGATGGACGCGGCCACCGCGTCGATGCCGGGCAGCACGTCGTTGATCGCCTCGGTGATGCGCAGGCCCTCCCGTCGGCAGTGCTCGATGTAGGCGGGCTCCGACGGGTCGGCATAGAACGCCTCGATGTCGTAGCGGTCCTGGAGCTCGAGCAGGTCGGGGATGAGCTCGCCGAGCAGCCGCCCCCGGCTGTACAGCTCGTCGATGGTGGCCCGGCGTCCCGTCCCTGACTCTGCGACCACCTCACAGGCGAACGCGTGGACGTAGCCCCAGTCGATGCCTGCCACCACCCGGTGCCACGCGTCCTGCTCCGGCTCTCTGATCTGATCGGGCGGCAGGGTCCAGATGGCGCCCTCGGCGGCCACCCACAGTCCCTGTGCCAGCCGCTGGGCGTGGACGCCGTCGCCGAAGCTCGCGAGGCGGTCGCGGTAGTCCTGGGGCAGGAACCGGTTCGCCGTGAAGGTCACCCATTCGCGCTCGCCCGTCGCGGGCGTGAAGCGACGCTTGAGCCAGTGCGTCGGTGCCGCGGGGTTGGTTGCGGCCGCGATCTGGCGGAAGGGCATGGAGGTCCGACGCAGGCGCCCGCCGAGCATCAGCCAGTCGGCCTCGGTGAGCTCGACAGCCTCGTCCACGCCGGCCCAATCGAGGTTGAGCGAGCCCACCTTGGACGGCACGTGGGTGGAGGCATCGGCATCGAGCCCCAGCAGCCAGATGCGTGACGTCCGTCCCGGGACGCCGACGTCGACCCAGTGCTCGGTCCGGTTGCGGTCGACGACGTACCGCGGGTCTGCCACGTCCTGCCAGAGGGTCCGCTCGGTGGTCGCCACGAGGCTCGCCTGGACCTTGCGGAACAGGCCCAGCTCCGACCCCGGATACGAAAGCGCGAGATCCCACGCCTTCTGGGTGAGCACGCGGCTCTTGCCCGCACCCATCCACCCCGATGCCACGAGCTCGGGAGCCTGGCTCTCGTAGAAGCGGCGGTGCTCGTCCGACGCGAACTCCCGTGACACCATGGCTGGATGGTGTGAAGCGCCGCGGGCCTTGACGCGGATGGCGCCGATCGCGAGGGCCCGTCGTGCCTCGTCGGGCGGCAGCCGGTACAGGCTCATGAGCCGCCGCGCTGGCCAGCCTGCAGCTCGCGCTCTATCGCGCGGCTCCACTCGCTGTCGGGGTCCTCGCGGTCGGCAGCGTGGAGGAGATGGCGGGCCAGTCGCCTCGCTCCATCGACGCCCAGGTAGAACTCCACCCAGTAGGACCCGTTCTCATCGGTGGCGGAGGCGCCCAGCGTCACCGGGCATTGGACGGCGTTGATGACCCACATGTGGTCGAACCCAGTACGATGCAAGTGGCGCGACGCGGGCATACCCACGACTTTGTCCAGCGCGTGATCGAAGCCGACTACCGGGACCCCGACCTCCATGCCCGCGATGTACTCGAGATCGCCGTCGAAGGTGAGACGGAGTCGACGTTTCATCTCAGCCAGGATGTCCGAGCGTTCCTGATCCGTGAGTGACTCATTCACTGCCTGTCTCCTTCGTTGGTCCCCCGCGGGTCCTTCGTGTGAGGGTCGACGGGATGGCGGAGGGCACACCCGAGCCCACGCCTGTGCGACGGCCGCGGCGGTTCACGTCCGGTGGCAGCCGGTACCGGCTCATCGGGCGGCTGCGGCCACGAGCCGCTCCGCCTCCGCGATGGCCGCCTCGACATCGACACCCATCTCGTCGGCCATGCGCTGCGCCTCCCGGCGGACGTCGATGCGCACCGTCTCCCGGTACCGCTCGGGGCGGTGCGCCTTCAGCAGGAAGATGAGCAGCGTGTCGCTCATCGTCAGCGCGCGGCGGCGAGCCTCGGCCTCCAGCACGTCGACCGCGTCCTGCTCGGCCTGTGCCCAGCGCTCCGCGAACAGCGGGTCTCGGGCGCGCCGTCGGTAGGCGGTGTCGCGGTCGATGCCCGCGGCCTCGGCGGACAGCCGTACGTTGCAGGTCGAGCGGAACACCTCGAGGAACCGAGGCGCCCAGTCGCGCTTGCGCGTCTTTTGGGGTGCCGCATTCGCCGAGCGCTCAGCCATCGATGCGCTCCGCCTGCCGGCCGGTGTATGCCTGCCAGCGCTCGATGATGACCTGCGCATACCGGGGGTCGACCTCCAGCCCGAGGCACCGGCGGTCGAGGCGTTCCGCCGCCACGAGCGTGGTGCCCGAGCCCAGGAACGGGTCGTACACGAGGCCGCCGGGACGCAGGTGGTTGCCGATGGGGATCTCGGACAGCAGCACGGGCTTCTGCGCCGGGTGGTCCTGCTTCTCCTCCGTGCTGCCCGCCATGATCATCTTGGGCGACGGGGCCCGCCACACGGTGGACTGGTTCCGGGCGCCCAGGAACGGCACCCTCGCGCCCGGTCGCCGGATGACCCAGCAGGGCTCGTGCCCCCAGTGGTACCAGGAGCGACCCATGGCGAAGAGCCCCTTGTCCCAGATGACCTGCGCCACGATGTCGAAGCCGATCGACGCAAGGCCCTGCGCCACTGCCGCGGCGTGGACGCCGGCATGCCACACGTAGCCGACCTCGAGCGACGGCACGAGCGCGAACGCCTCGGACCAGTCGACCCGCGTGTCGCCCGACAGCGTCGTGTTGCGATGGCCCTTGGTCCGCCCGCGACGGGCCACCGCCGGCTCGGCACCCCCGGCGCCCGGCCCCCCCGTGAGCTGCATGTACGGGCGCTCCGCGGCACCGAGCGCGTTGTGCACGCCGTCGCGCCACGTCGGGTCGAGGCGGACTCCATACGGCGGGTCCGTGGCGAGCAGGGTGGGCGCATCCGCGGCCAGCAGGCGCGCCACAGCGGCAGGGTCGGTCGCGTCGCCCACCAGGAGCCGGTGGTCCCCGAGCGCCCACAGCTCGCCAGCGCGGACGTACGGCTCGGCAGGGACGTCGGGGATGGCGTCTGGGTCCGCGAGCCCGGGTCGCGCTCCGTCGAGCCCGTGCTGGCGGGCGAGGTCGTCGAGCATCTCCCGCAGTCCCGCGTCGTCGACGGCCAGCCCTGCGAGCAGCGCCTCGAGCTGGGTCGCCTCGGCGCCCGCCATCGCCGCGAGCGGGTCGAGGGTGGCGAGGACCAGCCGCTCCTCCTCCTCGGAGAGGTCCACGTACAGCACGGGGACAGACGACTCGCCTCGCGAGAGGGCGAGCTCGACTCGCAGGTGGCCGTCCACCACGTGACCGGTGCGCTGGTTGACGAGCACCTGCGCCACCCAGCCGACGTGGTCGAGCGCGCCTGCGAGGGCTCGCTGCTGGGGCTTCGGGTGGATGCGCCAGTTGGCCGGGTTGGCCAGGAGCTGGTCGGGTGGGACCTCGTCACTGCCGACGATGCGATTGGCCCACGCGGGCGGGACGGACCTCTGCGCGGCCACCGGCGCGCCCGGGTCGTGACGACGCTGGCTGGCGTGGGCCGGGTCATCACCGGCCGGCATGTTCACGCACCACCCGTGGCGTTCACTGCCCTGAAGAGGAAACGGGCGAGTCGTCGAGCACCAGCGATTCCCATCTGGAACTCGACGTAGGGCGAGCGTAGCCGGCCGGAACCCGAGGCGCCGAGCCCGACCGGGCTGGCACCGTTGATGACCCAGAGGTAACGGAAGTCCAAATCCCGGAGCCCCTCCGGGAGCGGTTTGCCCGTCAGCACGTCCAGGGTGTGGGCGCAACCGAGTACGGGGACCCCGACCTCGTACCCCTCGAGGTACCGCTGGTCCCCATCAGTGTGATTGAACCGATCCTCGAGGTCGGGGATGGCGGAGCCGTCGAAAGCGGAGTCGAACGGCGCTTCGGCCCGGTCAGCCGCGTGCACCAGGTTCTGGCCGACCTTCCAGGCTGCGATCCTGCCAAGCTCGAACTCGAGGGAGTACTCAGACCATGCGCATTCGAACCCCGAAGCACCAAGCCGTATGCGGTCATCCTCGGCGCTCGCCACCCAGAGGTAGCGGAAGTCCAGGTCCTCGACCCACAGGGAGTGGTCGGTGGCCTGGATCGGGACGGCGACGTCGAGCCGTCGCTGCGGCTCCCCGCTCCCGTCGGCGCCCAGTCCAGGAAGAGACCGCCGCTCCAGCGTCGGCCTCGTCGGCCTGCCCGCGGTGTCGGGCTTGTTGGCGTTCCCCTCAACCATCACGATCTCCTCGTCCGCACGGATCGGCCCAGCGTGCTGGCGCCGTCGTGACTGGAACCATCTCCTCAAGGACTCCCCTGAGGCCACCTGCTATCCGCCCTCGACGTCTTGCCCTGCCGACGCCGGCGTGCCGCTGCCGCGAGCGGTCACGTGGGCCATCACGGAGGCTCCTGGAAGGAGCCCGAGCCGACGTCGTCCGCGATGGCAGGTGCCGCTTGCCCTGGTGGCTGGTAGCCGATGACCTCGCACATCCCCAGCCACTCGTCGCCATGCCCGAAGTCCCCGGCGATCGCGTGTGCCAGCTCGTGCCTCAGGGTCTCGGCCAGCGCACGATCGTCCGTGGCGCCATAGACGAGCCAGGGATGGAGGCAGATGCCGTGGTCGTGCGCGTGCGTGTGACCCAGCGACAGCGGTGCCGGCCACGTGGGTCCGGGGCCGATCCAGCCCTCGTTCTCCCACTCAGCCACCGCATCCATCGACAGCTCCGCGAGGTGGTCGTCCTCGATCCGGTCCGACTTCTCCTCCAGGTGCGTCCTGGGGCGGTCGCAGTCGTACGCCGAGCGCAGATGCACGTAGGGGATGGCTTGACCGACGCTGCGCCACTCCTCCGGGTAGACGGATAGCCACCAGGCCCAGGCAGCGTCGATGACGCCCGCGATCGGACCGACATCGCCCTCGCGCCAGATCTGCGTGTGCACCGAAGGTAGGCTGATGCTGCGTCGCCAGTCGTGCCGTGGGATCGGCTCGTAGCCCTGCGGATAATCGATCATCGGCAGGCCCTTGGCGCGGGGTGTGCCGACCACGCTGCCTGGGTCAGCCCGCTCGAGGCGCTTGTCGCCTGCCGGTCCGGGTGACAACTCCCCTTCGAAGAAGATGGACCGGGCGATAGCCACTAGGTCGGCCTCGCGGGCGACGAAGGCACGCCTGCCGCCACCGGGTGACTCAGCTTCGGTGACCATCCGAGGCTGCAGTACGCACCGGGTGACGGGCGCCTGAGGCTGCTGGGAGCCCATCACGCGCTCTGCTCTGTCGCGAGCCGCGTGGGCGATGCGGGCGTTCGGTTGATCAGCGTCAGGGCCGGCCGAGCAGAAAGGTGAGTCTTGGAGGTGCTACCCCTCTCGCCCCGACCAAACTCACCGATCTGACATCCGACCTCGAGGATCGCGGGGAGCGCTGCGTTCAGCCCGAGCTCGATGGCCTCCGGTGTGAGCGTGTACTCCATCCTCTGGTACCCCTCCACTTCGATCCTGGCGAACAGTGCCGTGGCCAGCGCCCGGCGTCCTTCCGGTCCTGAATCCGCCCACATCGCAGGAAGGGACCGCAGGTAGGCGACGACCTCCGCCGGCGCCAGTCTCCGGTCCTCGCGCGGCGTCTTGGCGACCGCGGCCTCAGCGTCCAGGCGCAGCATCGTGGCCTGCCAAGCTCCGATGTCGCGGGTCTTGGCGAGCCGTTGCGACGCCTCCTCCCGCTGATGTTCGATCCGAGCTAGTGCCAGCTCGTCGCCACGTCCGGGCTCCTCGCCGTACAGCCGGACTGCCGCGGTGATGGTCAGGTCATCGAGGTCCCCGACCTTCCCCAGCAGCGCGCCGATGGCGTCCTCGTACCATGCCTGCGGATACGAGTGGCCCTGGATCCGCCGGTCGTGGTTATCCCGGTCGCGATAGCGCTGCCGACGGACGAGCGGCGTCGCGGCCATGAACCCCTCGCAGGTTGGCGCTGGGTGGCGATAGCGGCCGATGTCGCCGTACAGGAACCGGCCGCAGCAGATGCAGCGCAGCCGCAGGGCATAGGCGCGCTTGACGATGCGACCCGGTGACCGTGTCCGTCGCCGCTCGCGCATCGTCTGGACCGTCGACCAGAGGGCGGGGTCGATGATGGGCGCGATGCCGGCCGCCTCCCCCGTCCGGAGTCGGCCCGCGTATATCGGGTTGGTCAGCAGCTCCCCGACGTGCGTCTTGGCAAGGCCGGTCTGGGTCGCGACCTCCCAGTCCGTGGAACCGGCTGCGGCGAGGGTGTAGGCCTGCAGGACGACCGGCGCCCGCCCCTCGTCGACCCGGAGTATCGACGGCTTGCCCTCCCGGATGATGCCGAACGGCGCCTTGTTGCCGCCCGGCACGCCGAGCCGTCGCCTCTTCGCCGCGTAGCCCTCGCCGACCCGCTTGGAGAGCTTTCGGCTGTAGGCCTCCGCCTCGTGCGCCTCCCGGATGAACTGGTCCCAGGAGCCGGGATCCGATGACAGCAGCCGCTCGTCAGCGAACAGGACGACGACGCCCGCGGCGTGGAGGTGGTCCTCGACCGCGATGAGGGTCTGCTTGAGGTTGCGGAGGAACCGGCTGACATAGCCGACCACCAGGACGTCGAACGCGCCTGCCTTCGCCGCGCCGACCATCGCCTCCCAGGTCGCCGTCCGCCATGCCGAGGTCCAGCCCGACGACGCCACCGACCACTCGAGGCCAGCATCGACGAGCCGGTACCTGTCAATGGCCCGGTCCTGCTGCTCCCGCTGGGCGTCGGGACCGAAGTTGTCCCACTGCCCTGCCGTGGACTCCCGGAACCAGCGAGCCGCCCGCATCCCGCCGACGTCATCGAGCGAGCGAGGCAGCGAGCGTTTCATGCGGCGGGCCTCCGGGTGCTGGGAGGGCTGAGCACCTTACCTCGTGACCGCCGAGCCTCGATGTCCCGGAGTGCCACGACCAGCGCCAGGACGACCGGGTTCACGGACCTTGGTGGCGCGACACCGCAACGCTCTGCCCGGTCGACTACCTGGACGAAGCGTAGGCCGTGCCGGCTCACCGAAGCACCGTGGCGATGGAGTCGATGTCGGACGGCCGCCACAGGTACGCCTCGACCCCCGGGCACAGGCCCAGGAGCCCGAGCCAGCGCTCCTGGTGCGACGTCGCGTGACCGGTCTCGGACTTCAGCTCCGCGAACACGAGACGCGGTGGACGGACCATCGCGAGGTCGGGCCAGCCCCGCTCCGACCACTTCGAAAGCATCGGGTGGTACGCGGTCCAGCCGAGGATCCGCGCGAGGTCGAGGACCTGTCGCTGGAAGTCGCGCTCGCTCAACGGTCGCCGGTGCGGCTCGAGATGACGCCCGAGCGTGCAGCTGTGCGGGTCGGTACGGGAGCAGCGCCGACTCATGCCGCGAGTCCATCGCGGGAGGCAGCGACGGCGGCGTGCACGCGTCGGCCCCGTTCGACCGCCGGCAGCGCCCAGAACGCCGACCAGGCCGGCTCCTCGTATATGCCGGACCGCTGGGTGTCACGCAGGTAGACCGAGCCGTCCTCGCCGCGCCACACCAGGAGGTCGACGACGACGTACCGGCTGCGTGCCACAGCCCAGTCACACGCCGCCAGGAGCTCCCTGAGCGGGAAGCCACACCAGCCGCAGGGCTCCCGGTGGATGGAGGCCATGGTGCGGATCGCTCGAGGATCACGGATCCGTGCAGCGGCGCAGCGGCCGATGGCCTGCATCACCGCGGGGTCGTCATCGGCGAGCGCCGGGCGAGACTGACCCGGTCGCCAGTGACCGAGTGGCACGGCATGCCGGGTCATCCGGAGCGGCTCACCGAACAGACCCGTTACCTCGTCCCGGTCCATCCGATCGAGCCGGGCGGCGGCACCGGGCCCGGACAGTTGACCGGACGAGATCGCCTCCCACGGGTCAGGCACGGGCCGCCGCCTGCCGTTCCGCGATCCGCCGAGCAGCGAGGGCCTTGAGCTCGGCGACCTCCCGGTCTTCCCGCGCCTCGGCGGTCTCCCGACGTGCTCCGGGGATGGGTTCGAGGTCCTTGACGATGCCCCAGACGAGCTGCCGCCACTCCAGACGACCACCGTTGGCGACCCTGCGCATCGCGGCCTGGACGGCGTCTGCCCCGTGAGCCTCGATGAGCCGGTCGAGCTCCGTCAGCTGCCGATGGCCCGCGGCCAGGACGCCCCGGCCGGTGATGCCCTCGCCGACGCTCGTCGTAGCCTGATCGAGGTGGGGGAGTCCGTCGAGCTCCCCGAGTCTCGATCCGATGCGCGCGCCGGACGCGCTCCGAGGAGACGGAGTCTCCGAGAGAGCGACGTCGTCTACGTCAACGCCAATGCCAACGCCTATAGCGGTGGGTGACGGTCGGGTGACGTCAACGTGACGGTCCCCGTTACGCCCGTCGTTACGCTCCAGGGCGTCACGCTGACGGGCCCGCAGGCGACGCATCCGCTCGCCCACGTTGAGGTCGCCCTCCTGCCACTCGTCCCAGCCATCGACGTACACCGAGCCATCGGGCCGGAGCTCGAGGTCGCCCTGCTCCAGGAGGAATGCGACGTGCCGCGCGTACGCGCCGGGCAAGGCGCCCTCGAGTGCCTTGCGCGACCGGAAGCGTCCCCGCTGTGCCTGACGTCCCGCGACGAGCTGCACCTTGAGGAAGGCGCCGAGCTGCGCGGGGGAGTAGTCGGATTTGCGCTCGTCCATGAGCGGGTCGACGCGGTGGTAGGCCCTCATACCGACCTCGTCCCGTTCGACCCGTCAGGCCGCCGACGGGCGGTCGAGGGATGCCGCGAGCTCGGCGCGCTGGCCGTCGGTCAGGTTGTCGAGGGTCGCGTCCTGGCCCCAGCGGGACCGGGCGGCTGCCAGCGCCTCGCTGATGCCGACGAGGTGCTCCCGGAGCCAGGCCCGCAGCTCGCCCGTCGTCATGCCCTCGGATGGGTCCGCATCGGCGACGTCGATGACCACCGGGATGACCACCGGCTCCGGGTGCTCGTCGGTCGGCGGGGGCGCCGGGGCCGCGACGGGTGCCATGGCTGTGACACGTGCCCGCCGTCCCGCGATCCGTTCCCGGGCCGTCGGCGCGACGGCGACCGGTTCCGCGAGGGCGTCCGCCTGGGCCATCTCCTCGGTGGCGTAGAGGCCCGCGAAACGCATCGGGAACAGCTTCCGGAAGGCGAGCGCCTCGGCGCACTTGGCGAGCATCACGTCGCCCATCCGCTTCCACTGCGCTCCGAGGGCCTCGCCTGGGTAGTAGGAGTCCCATCGGGCGGTCGCGCTCTGGCTGATGCGCCGGCCGTCCCGGAAGCGGTGCATGGTGACCCGGGCCCATTCCGGATGGGGGAAGGGCCGTTCGAGCCATGGCCCGTACTGGGGCTCGTCCTGGCCGTCGTACTCACCGGTCTCCTCGGCCGATGAGCGGAAGCCATCGATGCCCACCTGGAACGTGAGGCGGCCACCACGCTTGACCGCATAGATCTGGCGCGCGAACGGGTCGAGCCCCATGCGGTGCGCGACCATCGCGTACAGCCCGAGTTCCGCGTCGTTGAGGTCGGGTGCCAGGACGTTGCGGACCGCCTCCATCCGTCGATACATCGCCACCGAGCCATCAGCCACCGTCGGGTCGGGCCCCGCCGGGACCACCGTGCCACTCGCGCTCATGCCGCCTCGCTCCTCTCCTGTTCTCGGAACACCGCCCGCAACACGCGGGCGCCCTCGCTCGTGGTGGTGTGCGTCGTGACGGCGCGCTCGAACGCGTCGGGGTCGACGACCTCGCGCAAGCCCTCGGCGACGCCGTGCCAGTCGGTCCGAACGGAGTCGCGGTTGCGCAGCCAGGTGACCTTGTAGCCCTCGCCGATGACGCCGGGGGCTTCGGCCAGGAGCGCCCGGATGGCGTTCTCGAGGGTCGCCTCGATGTCCGCGGATGCCTTCGCCTCCGCCTTGGCGTCGCGCAGCCGCCGTGCCAGCTCATCCATCTCGGTGGACGGCGCGGTGATGAGGTCACCCTGCTCCCGCGGCCAGAGGCGCCCGAGGGTGCGCCGTGTCAGCTCGGAGCCGTCGAGGGATGGTCGCTGCCGGGTCTCGACCGCGCGCCAGAACCCGCGCTCGATCTCGACGAGGTCGGCGATATACCCGTCGTCGCGGGGCACCTCGACGATGCGCAGCTCGAGACCCCCCGTGAGCGCGACCACATCGGCGACGTCCCAGCCCATGACCCAAAGCTGATGCTGGACCTGTGGGTAGACGTCGGCCGGCACGCCCTCGGGCGTCTCGCCCCACCGGGCGAGGTGGCTCGTCTTGATCTCCACGATGCGTCGCTCGCCCCGACGGGCGGAGACACGGTCGAGCGATGCGAACGCCCACGGAACATCGGGGTGGCGCCGGGGATGGCCGAGGCGCTTGAGTGGTCGGCCGGTCTCGTCGGTGTACCAGGCGGCGACCACTGGCTCCAGGCGGTGGCCCCGGTCGAACAGCCGCTGGGTCGCGGGGTCGACGGGTCCCGGTTCGATGAGTCCGGTCTTCTCGGCCCACAGAGCGACGAGCGAGCCGCGCTCGCCGGCGATGACCGGGGCATCGGAGGAGCCGACGCCGGAACGGCGGGCGGCCAGCCACTCGTCCGTGCCTTGGCGCGCGGGCAGCATCACCGCACTCATCGAGTGGCGGCCTGTCGGCTCGGCCGGAGCTCGGGGTATTCCTCGGTGAGTGCCGCGACCCCACCGGTCGGCGGCTCACCCGAGACCCGGCGGATGGCCTCGATGAGCAGGATGGACGCCTGGTCGCGGGGTCGCCGCATCTCCCGCTGGGCGATCTCCCGCAGGAGGGTGTCGATGTCGTCAGGGATGACGACGGTGTGGACGTGCATCATGCCCACAGGCTTGCAGGCGGTCCCGACGGGTAATAGCCCCTGGAATGCGCCAACAATCGCGCGGAATGCGCGAACTATTCGATGGGCCAGGGGAGGCCGTACTCGCGCAGCCACGCCTGGAGCGTCCGCTGGGCGACGGGCGGTTCGAGGTTGATGGCCAGCTGCGCCTGCGTGGGCGGCTTGCCGGTGCTCGCCCGCAGCGACCGGTAGGCGTCGACGATCTGCTGGCGGCTCGCGGTCCGCGTCCCCTTGGGGCGTCCACGGTGCCTCGTCGGCGGTGCCGGCGGCGCGGCCGGATCTCCCTTCGATGGTCGTGTCAGCGGTGGCAACAGCAGCCGCTCGCGGAGCGTCTCCTCGTCAACGCGCGCGACCAGGCCCGTGACGTAGGCGATCAGGAGATCCCTGGCGGGCGGCCGACCATCCATCGCCAGCAGATGCGCGTGGATTGCCTCCACGAGCGCCGGGTCCAGATCGAGCTCGGCAGCAACGTCGTGGCAGGTGGCGAGCGCTTCGAGGGGGTCGGGGTAGTCCAGCACGGTGGTGCCCTCACGGTGCGACATCCCCGTGATCACGGCCCCGGGGAAGCTGGGCCGGCCGGCGCGGGCACCTCGCCGTCGAGCGGTCCAGCATCTCAGATAGAACGGATGTTCTCTAGCGGGCTATCCACCAAGTTGTCCACCGGATTCAGTCGGCCCTCCAGCCGCGTCGAGGCTCCGAGGGAGATGTCGACACGGATACACTCCGCGGCGGAGGGAGGGTCCGATGAGCGACCTGGAGGGAGTCCTCAGGAGCGTGCGGGACCGGATAGCGCGCTACCGGGGCCAGTCGATCGGCGAGCAGAACACCAAGAACGTCCTCATCGAGCCCGTGTTGCGTGCCCTCGGCTGGGACGTGGAGGATCTCGAAGAGGTCCGCCGCGAGTTCAAGCGGAAGGCCCCCGACAACCCCGTCGACTACGTCCTCTTCCTGCTCCGCACTCCACGTCTGTTCGTGGAAGCGAAGGCGCTTGGGGAGAACCTCGCCGACGACCGTTGGGCGAAGCAGATCATGGGTTACGCAGCGGTAGCCGGGGTTGAATGGGTCGTGCTCACCGACGGCAATGAGTACCGCATCTACAACTCGCATGCCACGGTCCCGGTCGAGGAGAAGCTGTTCCGCCGGATCGTCATCGCGGCTGAAGAGCCGGGCACGATGGCGACCCTCGCGCTCCTGTCGAAGAGCCAGCTCCAAGACAACCAGATCGAAGTGCTGTGGAGAGCTGACTTCGTCGACCGCCAGGTCAGGGCTGCCATCGAGGGCCTGTTCAGCCCCGAGGCTGCCGTCGACTTCGTGCGACTCCTCAAGAAGCGCGTTCCAGCGCTCACACCGGGCGATGTCCGTGCGAGCCTCGCCCGCGCGAGAGTCGCCATCGACTATCCGGTTCTGCAGGTCCCGCCCGCGGCTGCGCGTCGGGCAGCCACGCCCGCGGCGGCTCCGAGCCGAGTGGTTGCAGAACCATCGTCCTCAGGGTCCAAGACCCCATGGCGGAATGTGACCGTTATTGATCTCATCTCGGCCGGCAGCATTCGGCCGCCATTCCCCCTCGAGGTGAGATACAAAGGCCATACGCTCCAGGCGCAGATAGAATCCGATGGATCCGTAGCCTTCGCTGGAACGCGGTATGACTCGCCGTCCATGGCCGCTGCCATGGCCCGCAAGTCGATCATCGGAGCACGTCCAGGTCGTCAGTACCCTCAGACGAACGGGTGGACGTTCTGGCGCTATCGCCGGGCCGACGGCAGCCTCGGGGAGCTGGACGAACTCCGCCACCAGATGTTTGAGCAGAAGGTCGTGAGGCTCGATGCCACGAATCGAGCCTGAACCCAGCCCGGGCTGGGCGCGGACACAAGGCCGGCGAGCGGTCCACGATCACGCATGACCGCACACATCTCCGTGCGCCTCTTTTGGCACGACAGTGGCTGGAACGGCGCCATCTGTCGAGATCCCGCAGGCAATGTCTGGTGCGAGGCTCACGAGCACGTTCGGGATAACAAGGATCCCGGAGAGGCCGCCAACGCGGGGAGGGCTGTCGATGAAGCGACGGTCATGCCGGGCTGCGAGATGAGTATCCAGGCGTTCTCGCGACGTAGCGGAACGATCCGGGTCTGGCCGCCAGATTGGATGAGGACGCAAGACGTCGAGCCTGCCGACCTGCACGTTGAACCGATGTCCTCGGGGATGTGGCCCTACGAGAACATGTGGGACGCCGAGGGACGGCACCGGCCCAACGAGGAACGCCGGGCCGTCGTCGATGAGTTCCTCGCGGAGGTGCAGCCGGGGAAGACCCTCGTCTTCTTCTACGTGGACGAACGGAACCCCCTGTTCATCGACGACGGGGAGCGCTCACCGCACCGCCTGCTCGTCGGCATCTCCCGGCTGGCCGAAGTCGGCCAGATTCAGGAGTGGGCCCAGTCCACGCGCGACGGCGCTACCAACATGGTCTGGTCACTGCCGTTCCGACATGCCTACCCGGACGATGGCATCCGCCTGCCTGTCCAAGCCCTCGTCGCGCGGGTGCCTGACATCGAGCGCCGCGGCACTTACTCGGTCCCGCTTGATGGCGGCCTGCGCACCGATTTCCGCTATGGCAGCTCCCGGGTATCGCTTGATCGTGCGGTGGCCGTGGTCGAGCGTGCGATCAACGCGCTCGGGCGCGTCAAGGCTGACAACGTGCTCGGGACAGCGGTGGACGCGGAGCTCGCATGGCTCAACGGCGTGCTGCTCGAGCTCTGGCAGGACCGCGGCCCCTATCCAGGACTCGCTCCCGTGCTGGCGGCGCTCGGCTGTGGACGCGCCATGGAGATGCAGCGCACGGTCGTGCCTGATCTCCTGAATCGCGGGACTGACCCGGCAGACGCGATCTTCGCCCACCTCGAGGGCGAGGAACTTCCGGAAGCCGTCCCGTTCGCCGATGAGCTGGAAGACGCGGCGTTTGAGTGGGAGGCCATGTCCACGGACGATCGAATGCTCGCCCGGCTACTGGTGCGGATGGAGCTGACTGCCGATCAGGTTGTTGGTGTGCTGCAGTCAGCCAACCGCGGGAAGCATCGACTTCCGCTGGATGCCTCGGAGATCCTGGCCAACCCCTACTTGATCTGCGAGCGCTTCGCCCCCTTGAGCGGACGAGAGCCCATCTCGTTCCTGACCGTCGATCACGCATTGCTGCCACATGAGTCGGTTCCCGCGCCTGCAATCGGCCGTATCGGGAAACGCGACCCTCGACGCCTGCGCGCACTGCTGACCACTGTGCTACGAGATCGTGGCGCGGATGGAGACACCTTCGTAGACGCGGACGGTGCGTGTGGCGCGGCCGCAGACCTCTCGCCCGAGGACCGTCCGTGCGACGTGTCGGCGGATCGGTTGGGTACCGCCCGATATGCGGAGGTCGTCGACCAGACCATCGAACGGTTCAGCGTCGAGGACAAGCCCTATGTCGCCCTACGCGAGCTTCGGCGTCATGAACTCCGCATCGAGCAGGTGCTCCACGATCTGGCGGGCCGTCCCAGGCTAGCCGCGCGCGAGACCGAGTGGCAGACGATTGTCGATGACCTATCAGAGACGAAGGGTGGCGCACGTCTGCGATTGTCGGGCGAGCAACGTGAGGCCCTCGATCGCAGCCTCCGCAGTCCGGTCAGCATCATCACGGGAGCGGCGGGTACGGGAAAGAGCACGCTGCTGGCGCCACTCATCGCCGCCATCGGGCGAGACGAAGGCAACGTCCCAATCCGTGCCCTGGCGCCGACCGGCAAGGCCGCGGACCGCCTGAAGGAGCTCGGCGTCGAAGCGATGACGATTCATCGGGCGCTCGCATCGGCCGGCTGGTATGACTGGGACCTCGGGGCGTGGCGGGAATCGTGTGACGGCCGGATCGCAGCCAACACGCTCATCATCGACGAGTCCTCGATGGTGGACGTCGTCTTGTTGGGCACCCTCTTCGACGCCGTCGACTGGCATTCTGTGCGTCGGCTCGTCTTGGTGGGCGATCACCACCAGCTTCCGCCGATAGGACCAGGTCGGCCATTCTTCGATCTGATCGCCCGGATGAAGGCCGCCGATGAGTCGCCGGAGACGGACCCGTACGCTGACCGACTTAACGAGCTCACGCACAACTACCGCGTCGCAGAAGGCAGCAAGGCCATCGCCCTCGCAAACAGCTTTGCGATGCAGCACGAGCCTGACGATGCTTTGATTTGGACGGCGCTGGCCAAAGGCGAGGATCAGGGGGATCTGAGGGTCAGGTTCTGGCGAGATCCAGAGGAGCTCCACCGCCTCCTGCTCGACGAGATCGAGTCCATGGTCGACCGTGAATGCACGGGAGCCGGGATGGATCCGCCACCCCAGTATCCCTTCGATGCCACGATCGGCCACGACGATCGCTTCGACGCCTCGCATTGGCAGATTCTGGTGCCCGTGCGTGGCGACGCCCATGGAACGCGGAAACTCAACGCCATCATCCAAGACCGCTATCACGCGTGGGCCAAGCGTGGAAAGCGATACCCCAACGGCGCGATCGAACGGTGGCCGGTGAAGTTCGGCGACGAACAGATCACCTCGTTGGACAAGGTGATGCAGATCTCGAACGAGCGGCTCCCTGCCTACGATCGGTCGGCCGGCGGGGGTCAGAAGAAGGAGCGGCACCCCGTCTTCAACGGACAAATAGGCACGGTCCGACGCGAGTACCCGCGAGCCGTCCACCGCTTCCGGAAGGGGGAGAAGGGCCAGGTCCAATCCATCTCCGTCGAATTCGACGGCCTTCCCGGCCTCGTGTTCGACTACGGGTCCAAGGGCTCCAGGAGCGTAGACCGCAACCTCGAACTGGCGTACGCCATCACCGTGCACAAGGGCCAGGGCAGTCAGTTCAGGCACGTCATCTTCGTGCTCCCGACCGCAGCTGCCTCGTTCTTCGGGCGGGAGCTGACGTACACGGGGCTCACGCGCGCCAAGGACAGCCTGACGTTGCTGCTGGAGCGGGACATCGGGACGCTCCTGACACTCAGCAAGCACGCAGCGGCCAAGACACCCCAGCGGAACTCGCGCCTCTTCGTCGCGCGGACGGGCAGCATCGGCAGTCGGTCAGACGCCCTGGTCCACGTCACCACGCGTGGCGACCATGTCGCGAGCAAGTCCGAGGTCGTCATCGGAAACCTGCTGCACCAGTACGAGCGAGCTGGCGAGCTCTCCTACGAGTACGAGAAGGAGCTGCACGCGCCTGGCGGCGAGGAGTGGAACTTCCGACTACCTGACTTCACCGTGCACGCGCGGGGAAAGACCTTCTACTGGGAGCACTGCGGGATGTACGGCGACGCAGCCTACCGGCAGAAGTGGGACGAGGTGAGACAGCCTTGGTACACCCGCCATGGCTTCGACGATCAGCTGATCGTCACCTACGAAGGCGACGAACCAGGTCTGCGCAGCGACCAGCTGGAGCAGGCGGTCATCCTGGAGCGCATCCTCGGTCGCTGAAACGGTCGAGTCTGCGGCGTGACCAAGCCCGACCTGGCGCCATGCTAACGGGGCTCTGGGTACGGTCGAGACACCTCTGACACGTAGAGCGCGATCCCAACTGCTGTCCCACCGAGGAACTGTGGGCACCGGGGAACCCCTAGGCGACGAATGGCCCCGTCTCAGTTGGAGCGATAACGAGCCTGAACGAGTCATCGCTGTGCCGCTCGAGCGTGACGACAAAGTCGGTGTAGTCCGTCGCTCGCATGTCCGGCATCAGATCACCCCAATGGATGCTGGTTGCGAAGTTGTTCTGGCCAGCTTCACGTCGCTGGTCGTGCGCCACGAGGAGGCGCGCCACCTTGTCGGGCTGGCCCGGTAGCGAGACGATGAAGTCGACCTCGACCGCCTCGCCCCCCGCGCGCTGCGGCCTCGTATCCGGTCCCCAGGGAAGTCCGCCGAAGAACGAATCTCGGAAGTAGCTCCGGAAGTCGATCGGATGACGCGCCTTGGTCAAACGAAGCGAACCCGTGACGTTGGTGTTCGCGCGTCGAGGATGCTGCGCGTTGTCCGGTGGTAGCTTCTTGAACCAGCGCCGCGTGACTGTCGGTGGTGTAGTGGAAGCCGCTTCTCCGCCCGCGACCGGGGGACCTGACCCGCCACCCTGGCCGCCTGCAGGGCTCAGCGGCTCGCGTAGTCGGCCGTGCCCCCCTGCGCCCCCGCCTCGACGGCGGGGGTATCCACGCTTGCGTTCCGCGCTCGTGCCGAAGAAGTCGGTCTCGCCGCTGTGGACGTCGGTGCCCTCGCCGCTCGCCTCGTCGGGTTCGCGCTCGGACCCGACCGCGTCTTCATCCTGAATCCGGTATTTGCGCTCAGTCACGAGGCCGCTAAGCAGGGTCTCGTCGAGCTCCAGCGTGACGGCCGTGTCGTCCAGGAGCCGCTTGACATAGGCCCGAACCTCGTCTCGGAGGTCGCGGTCCGCTTCCAGCGTGAGGTCAAGATCGACGTCGAGCGCAGCTTCGTAGTTGGCTTGGAGCCCTCCAGCGGTAAGGTTCGCCGAGCCGACGAAGAGGCGTCCTACTCCCTCGCCCTCCGCCAGATACACCTTCGGATGAAAGGTCACGCCACGATCGTGAACCACGTACACCTTGGTGAAGAGGTCGAGGGCCGCGGCCAAGCCTTGCCTGGTTGCGCCGCCTTGGTCGATCCCGACCAAGAGGACCGACGCGCCTCTTGCGGAGAAGGCGGTCAGATCGTCTGCGACAACCGCCAGGCCCGAGCGCTTCGCCCAAGCGACGACACAGGTGAGGGTGGAAAAGCGTGTGTCGCCGCAAACCTCCACGAGGAACTCGTGGAGGTTCGTCTGATCGTCATAGGGCTGCGCGACGAATCGAACCCGCACCAAGGAAGGATTGCATACTGGGCGCGCGGCGCGAGCGAGCGCGCGAAGAGTCGGAGGTTCGCTTGCGCGTCAAGGACGAGGTAACCGCCGAGAAGCTCCGAGGGGGCTTCTATTCGCCGCAGCCCCTGGTCGAGCGATGCCTGGACCGCGTCGCTGAGCTGGTGGGCAGTCGGGCAGAACTGACGGTTCTTGAGCCGAGCGCCGGCGACGGGGCCTTTCTGCGCGGGCTGGCGAAGCACCGCCTTATCGCAAGCGTCGGGCGGGTGGACGCCGTCGAACTCATCGCCGATGAAGCGGCGAAGTGCCGCGTGATTCTCCACGACCTGGGCGTTGAGGGACAGGTCGTCGATGCGAGCTTCCTGGATTGGGCGATAGGCCGGGCCGGCTACGACATCGCTCTTGGGAATCCCCCGTTCGTTCGTTACCAGTTCGTGTCGCCCAGCGACCAGCGCGCCGTACCGGCAATCGAGAAGCAGCTCGGCTTGTCACTGGCGGGTGTCTCGAACCTCTGGATCCCCATCCTGCTCGCAAGCCTTGGGTCCCTCGCCCCGGGAGGCGTCTTTGCCTTCATCGTGCCGTCCGAGTGCTTCACCGGGGTGTCGGCGCGAACGGTGCGTCGGTGGCTCGCGTCGAATGTCAAGGATCTTCGCGTCGATCTGTTCCCGACTGCTTCGTTCCCGAGCGTCCTCCAAGAGGTCGTCGTTCTAAGCGGGCGCCGCGCGGCTGGACCGACGTCAAGCGCCGGGCTCTTGGAGGTCCGTGAACACTTCTCCGACGGGCGGATCCTACGCTGGATGAACCCCATCGGGGACGAGCCGACTTGGACGAGGCACTTACTGGAACCGGTCCACCGCGAAGCCCTCTCGACAGCCGTGGCGCTGCCGGTAGTGCGGGAGCTCGGTTCCGTCGTCAAGTTCGCAGTTGCCACCGTTACTGGGGCCAACGACTACTTCTGCGTCGATAAGGCAACGCTCGACGGGTACGGCCTCGAGCGCTGGGCACTTCCGCTCCTCCCCCGCATCCGGCATGCACCAGGCTTGGTCTACCGAATCGATGACCAGACGCGGACGGAGCGTTCGGGCGCCAAGGGCTACCTCCTCGACTTCTCGGCGTCGCGTCCCGACCCCACAGAGAGTATCGGCCCGGCGCTGTACCTCGGTCTCGGCACCGCGGCTGCGATCGACCGTCGATACAAGACGCGGATTCGAGATCCGTGGTACAGGGTTCCGGTCGTCCCTGCTGGGGAGCTCTTGCTCCAGAAGCGCTCGCATCGGTTCCCGCGCGTTGTCCTCAACCGGGCTGGTGTCGTCACAACGGACACGATTTACCGCGGGTCGATGCGCCCCGCATATGTGGACCACCAGCGGGATGTGGTTGGGGCGTTTCACAACTCCTTGACTCTGCTTACCGCCGAGGTGGAGGGCCGGAGCTTCGGCGGCGGAGTCCTGGAACTGGTACCCAGCGAAATCGCCCGGCTGCGAGTTCCGGTTCTAGACGGCTTCGGAGTGCACACTGACGAACTCGACGGACTGGCCAGGAAGATCAATCTGGCGAACGACGGCGAGGAGCTCGTGGACTTGACCGACACGCTGTTGGTGCGGACGGAGGTTGGCTTCACACGCGAGCTCGTCGCGACGCTCCGCGAAGCTCGGATGACCCTTGTCAGACGGCGGCTGGACCGCAGCTAGTCCTGCACAAGCCGAGGGCGTACCGAATATCACTGGGTCAGTCCCGCCAGCTCGCGCTCGATGAAGAAGGGTTCGGGTTGGTGTTGCTCACGATGACGTCCCTCACGACGTGCGTCAGACGCGCCTCCGGGGTTCCGGCCGCGATGGTGTCCCGGACCACGTGGCTGGCACGAGCGGCCGGTGTCCCCCGAACGACGACGTCCCGGACGGCGTGCGTGACCCGCTCGGCCACATCAAACGTCCTTGTAGCCGTACTCGCCCGCGTCGACGTCCGCGACGCTCGCCCAGTCCGCGCCCGTGCTCGGGTCCTGAAGCCACCATTCCCGGTATCGAGCATACGAGGTCGTGAGGCTCTGGGTCGCACCCGCGTAGTTGGTTCCGCCGCGCCGGGTCACGAGCGCCAGGGAGCGCGCACCGGCGTCGTCCTTGCGCGCGATGACGTAGGGGCAGACGGCGTGGACCGTGGCGCCCGAGCCGACGCTGACGGCCGGGAAGCCGAACGTGTCGATGTGACCGCTGGTCGAGTCGCTGTTGTAGGTGGTGTCGCCGTCGGAGGTGGCCTCGGACACCCGGCTGATGTTGGTGCCCGCGTTGGGGGTCCAGGTCGTGGTCGCACCGGCGGCGTTGGCCACCTGGCCGATGACCCGGGTGTCGCCCTTGAAGTCCGAGCCGTCCCACACATGCATGTCGTCGAAGTAGGTGTTCGACGAGCCATTGCCGAAGAGGCCGATGGTGTCGGCGACGCCCGTGCCGCCGTTGCGGGTATCGAGGCCCGACCCGGTCAGGTGGCTCACCCCGTTGAGATACAGCGTGAAGGCACCCGCGGTGTCGTGGATCGTGACGTCCAGGCCGATGTGCACCCAGACGCCCGGGCTGACGGCCCCTGCCGGCCCGGTCGCGAGCACAGTGCCAGCCCGCGTGATTGCCAGGGCACCAGTGCCCGTGATGAGCCGGACCGTCACATGGGAGCTCGCGCCCTCTCGGACCAGGTACACGTCCTGGGTGTTCGAGAGGTTGTCGACCTTGAACGCGAAGTGGTGGGTGGTATGGGCGCTCGCCGCCGCGAGCCCGGTCACGCAGGTCTGGTTGTTGAGCTTGTAACAGGAGCCCAAGAGGCGCCCGGTGGTGACCGTCAGGATGGCGGGGCTGAAGCCGAAGAACGTCGCCGACTCGGCCGCGGCGTGGTTGTCGCCACAGCTGTTCTCATACAGCAGCGTGCCGCTCATGCCTTGGTCACGGTGAGCGCGAGCACGACGTCGGTGATGGTGCTCGCCGAGTCGACCTTGACGATGAGCCAGTCGCCCGCCGCGAGCGCGGTGGTCCAGCCCGTGAGCGACGTCCCGCTCGCGGTGCGTGCCGCGGCGAGCGTCGGCTTGTCGGCGGCGGTGATGCTGTCCGCCACGGTCGGCGGGAACGCAGCGAAGGTGTCCTTCCAGATGTCGAGCACACACGAGCCAGCCGCGTCCGCCGCGAGGTACCAGCCGGTGATGGTGCAGGGCCAGGGCACCCGGATGGGTCGCGACCGGTCACCCGCGGTGGGCGTCACGAAGTGGACCTCGAGCTCCGCCTTGCCATCGACCGTGCCGTGGACGTGGTCGCTCCGCGACGCCGAGCCGGCGGAGCCGTTCGACGCCGCCGCCCCGTAGGCGGTCTGGGCGGTGACGGCACCGAGCGACGGCATGCCATGGCGGTGGTCGTGGCGGGATGCCGCACCCGACGTGCCGGCGGCGCCCGCGTCGCCGAACGCCTGGGCGGTCGGGATGCCGGCGGCAAAGAGGGCGAGCGTGGCGTCGCGCCGGATCGCCTCGTCGAGCGAGCCCACGGCGGCGGCCGTCCCGTAGGCGAGCGCCGGGGTGCCATAGGTGACGCCGCTGCCCGCGCTCGTCACGACCGACCCCGCGAGCTCGACCGGGCAGAGGTCGGTGACGGCGACCCTGCCGGAGCCGAGCCACCTACCGAACGCGCCCGCCGCGAGCATCGCCGAGCCGTACCCATACCCGTCGGTGGCGTGGGCGTATGCGTGGTCGCCGACGGCGACATCGGCCGCGATGCGCGCGAGGCAGCGACCCTTGGTCATGACGGCCGCGATGCCGCCGGCCGGACAGTCCGCCTCGACGAGGAGCCCGGACCCGGTCGCCTGGTACCCCACCACCACGCCGAGCACGTCGACGGAGTCGGCGACGGTCACCGCCCGGACCTGCGAGCCGTTGTGGAGCTCGACGATGGTGCCCAGTGCCAGCGGGTCGCTCGTCGACCAGTTGACGTGTGGCTCGACGAGGGCGCTGCCCCAGCCATGCGCGTTGGCGGTGCCGCCGTTGCGGGCCGCGAGCACACCCCGGACCTGGTGGAAGGCATCGATGAGCCGGCTCATCGGGACCAGCGGGCGACGAGCTCGGCACCCGCCCAGGGGGCCTCGACGAGTGTGACCGTACCCGCGTCCGTGTTGAGGGTGTAGTCGGTGTCGTACGCCAGGACCACGCCACCGATGCGCACCTCGGGCACCCCGTGGCCATCCCAGTCGGGCAGGTCGAAGGTCGCGTTGGTCCCGTCCACCGATCCTGTGGGTGTCGCCCAGGGCGTCCGGCCCGACCCCGCGAGGACGCGGGTCATGGCGGTGACGGCGTCGAGCGACACCCGGCCCGAGCCGTACTCGCCGCCACCGGGTGCCGTGCCACCGAGCGGCCCCTCGAACCCGTTCGCGAGCGCCCCGTCGCAGGTCTCGACCCCGCGGGGGCACGACCAACCGGGCGCGAGGCAGACCCGGTTCGTGGTCGAGGCCGTCAGCACACCGGCCGGCACGTCGAAGTGGCCGCCGTCCGCGGAGCAGCGGCCGAGTTCGGTGAACTGGCCCTCGCCGGTCGGCGGCCCGTCGGCGGCGGGCCGGACACCGATCACGAACGATCGTCCGGAGGTGAAGGTCGGGTCGTCGACCGTGTACGTGAACCGGATCGCGCTGACACCCGTGAGGTCGCCCGGGTCGAACTCGAGCCACTGCTCCTCGTGGCTCCAGCCCGACCAGCCTCCCTGGAACACGGGTGGACAGGACGCGAAGATGTACGGCCGCCGATACGCGGGCGCCGCCTCGGTGATGGTGTCGTGGGACGGCGGCACGGGCGACGCGTACGCCACTGAGTCCGCGATGGGCACGTTGGGGGTCGATCCGGAGTAGCCGATGCGGTCGCGGACCACCGACAGGCACGCGCGCGTGAGGGCGATGGGTGTCCCGTCCTCGATGGTCGCCTGGCCCTTGGTGCGTCGGTGGCGCCCGGGTCGCGCCCGTCGCCGGTCGCTGTACCGCACCAGCGTCCGGACGAAGGCCTCGCCCGCGGCGTCGTGGGGGTCGACCGCGGTCACCTCGACGCTGACGACGACGAACGTGCGGGCATCGAATCCCCACAGGTCGTTGGTGAGCCGGAAGCTCATACCGGCCCGCAGGCCCGGCTCCCAGCAGGTGAGCTCGCCGTCGACCTGGGGATCCTTGCCCTCGGCGATCGCCCGTGCCCCGGCCCGCGCGACGGCGGTGCTGGTGGCGAGCGTCGTGTCGTTGACCGAGCGCTCCTGGCGGCCGTAGGTCGCGATGCTGCCCGCATCGGTCACCCACGCCTGCGATCGCTCCCCCTGGACGTATACCGCGTTCGTCAGCTCGACCGAGTCCTCGGTGTGGCGCCACTCGCTGTACGGGAAGCGGCTGACGTGGTCGGGCGCCACGTCGTCGAGCTCGAACGGTGCCGCGATCGACTCCGAGCGGAACAGGTGTAGGTCGCGGTCGACATCAACGTAGTAGGCCAGGCGGTGGACGTCACACAGCACATCGAGCGCCTCGCGCACGGTATGCCCGCCGTACGACTCCCGCTCCGCGGTCTCGGTTGGCAGCGAGACCCCGCCGGTCGTGACCGGGTAGGCGAGGTACGAGAGCACCCAGGCGACACGCTCGGTGAGCGACTCCGCGGGTCGCGCCCGCTCCGCGTCGATGACCGAGTCGTCGAGCTTCGCGGTGTAGCCCTGGCACTCGATGTCGTAGGCCCGCGGTCCAGCCTCCGAACGGTACGCGAGTGTCCGGCCCTTGACGTGTCCCGCGAACACCCGGGTCCCGCCGATCTCGACGTAGACCTCATCCTCGGTGTCGAGGTCGATGGAACCTGCGACATCGACGACGGTGGCCGCGAAGGTCGGGATGTCCTCCTGGCCGTCGGTGATGATCACCGAGTCGAGCGTCGGCCAGAAGTCGAAGTCCTTGGTCGAGTCGTGGAACCGCCATGACCGGCGGCTGGGTGGGCTCATCCCCGGTCCATCCCGTTCGGGCTGCCGGCCCGCCCACGGTCGCGCTTGCGGATGCGGTGGCGGCCGGACATCCGGCGCTGCAGCTCGTCGATGCCGGCGTCGTTGGCGATGAGCGTGCCGACGTGGATGTGGACCTCGCCACCACCGGCCGACCCACGGCCTGCGACGTCCGGGCGGCCCCAGGCATGGGTCGCGGTCGATGCGGGAGAGTCCCAGGTGGGCATCCCCGGACGGGGTGTCATCGCACCTGCGAGACGTCCCGCGGTGCGCTCGACGTCCCCGACGTGGCGCTCCATGGGACCGAGCCACTCACCCACGAGGTGGGGACCCCAGGAGCGGATGCCCGACAACGGCCCGACCCTCGGCGGATGGGAGAACGCGATGTACCTGGACACCTGCGCCGCGATGTGGCTCGCTGCCGTGGCGCTCTGGGGTGCGGTGGCGTACAGGTTCGAGGCGAACCGGTCGCCGGCGTGGTCACCCCAGGTGGCGGCCTTCGGTGGCACCGACGAGAGCGGCCCGGTCGCGGCGTCGGCGACATCAGCGGCGGCACTCGAGGTCGGCGCCACGGCCATCTGGAGCGCGGCCGGGAAGGCGTGGCCGGCATTCCTCGCCGACCGCTGCATCCGGAGCTGCGCCTGGACCGCACCGTCCCCGACCGTGTCGGCCAGTGCCGCGACGTCCGCACCCGCGTTCGCCGTGGAGCCGTCGATGATGGTCGCCACGTCCCCCCACACCGTCTGGGCGCTCTGGCGGAACTGGCTCTGCGCAGTCCGGATATCCCGGTACTGCTGGACGTAGTAGGACGCCGCGACCGGGTCGTTCGCTTTGACCGCTGCGCGCATCCGCCGGAGCACGGTCTCGGTCGCCGTCCGGAAGTCGCCGAGGCGATGCTTGTACGACTCGAGCTTGGGGCCCTTCGCG